GGGATAGTGAGATATTAAACAGTTCAGTAGGTCTAAATTTTAGATTATGATTTCAAAACATATATCAGACAAAGAAGCAACAAAAAGCATAACTGCATTGAGATTAGGCATTGACAATACACCAAATGGTACTGCATATAACAATATGAAAACACTTGCAGCAAATGTGTTTGAGCCATTAAGGGAGTGGGTAGGTGGTCCAATTAAGATTACATCAATGTATCGAAGCCCTGAATTATGTGATGCTTTGGGATCAAATGGCAGAACTTCTCAACATACTAAAGGTCAAGCTATTGACATAGATGACATATATGGACACAAAACAAACGCAGAAATGTTTGAATATATTAAAAACAATTTAGAGTTTGATCAACTTATATGGGAGTTTGGCAACGAAGATAATCCAGACTGGCTACATATCAGTTACGTTGATTTAGAAAAAAATAGAAAACGCATACTAAAAGCAGTAAGAGATCAGGGTAAAGTAAAATACATAAATATTACAAATGTCTAAAAAACCTTTCAAAGAAACCACAGTAGGTAAATTATTATTCGGTGCAGCAACAGTTGTAAATCCCACATTAGCAAACGTACTTAAAGGTGTTACTAGTCCAAAAGAAGCTATAGCTGAAATAGGAAAAGCAAAGATACCAACACAAGATAAAATAAAACTACAACAATTAATATACGAACAACAAAACAAAGAGATAGAATCTATTACGAGTAGATGGAAAGCTGATGCAAATAGTGATAGTTGGTTAAGCAAAAATGTAAGACCATTAGTACTAGTTTGGTGTATTGTAATATTTTCTTTTGCAGGTATATTGGATTCAGTAGATAGTATTCCGTTCCACATAAACGAAGTTTGGAATGATACATTTGAAAAAGTTATGATGGCAGTTGTACTCGCTTACTTTGGTGGTAGGACTACAGAAAAAGCAACAAGTATGTTTAAAAAATAATTATGGAACTATTGAATCATATATTAGGAACTTGTGGAGAATCCCACATAAATCTTTATCACATCATTGTATTTTTTGTATCTGCTTATGTGAGTGGATATTTATTATATTACCTTTCAAAGAATGGCTAGAAAAACAAGCGTACATATCTACAAAAGTAATACCAGAAAACGCAAAGGCATACACTCAAAAACAAAAAGCAGTAAAGTAAAATCAAGCAAGAATTATTTAAAAAGGTACAAAGGTCAGGGTAGATAAAATATTTTTATATATTTGCCTTTGCTAATAGCTAAACTTGTGCAACCTAATAAAGTCGGAAGGCACTTGGATCAGGTAAATATAGTTTTGTTTTTTAGGGAGGGATTTTTTCTTTTTCTTTTCTTTTGTCCTTTTCTTTTCTTTTTCTTTTGTATTTGGATATATTTGATAACGTGAAAAAACCTAAACGCAAAACACTCATCAATAAACTAGATAGGATATTTTCAGAATATATAAGAAAGAGAGATGCAGATAAAAAAGGTTTTGTTAAATGTATAACATCTAGTAAGAAATATCACTATTCAGAAGTAGATGCAGGTCATTTTATATCACGAAAAGAGATGTCAACTAGATGGAATGAGGATAATGTATATGCACAATCAAGGTACGATAATAGATATAGGTATGGTAGGCAGTATGAATATTCTTTAGCATTAGAAAAAAGAAAAAAAGGTTTACCTAAACATCTATACAATCTTTCCAAACAAACAGTAAAGTATAGCATAGCAGACTTGCAAGAGCTGATAGATAAATACAAAAAAAAACTTGATATTGAGAATAAAAGATTATCTTTGTAATCCTTACCAACTTCGGTAAGAGTTTTGTTTTTAAAGGGGAGGATTAATTTTCTCCTCTTTTTTTTGGATATTAACAATTTTTAATTATCTTTGAGTAAAACAAAACAGTTATGAAAAACAATTCTAAAAATATCAAGGTAAAATTCAAAGATGGTTCACAAATGAACGTACAAGAATTTATACAAAAACAATACAAGTCTAAAATTACAAATCATTTTACAACAGAAAACTTAATAATGATTAATTATGCTTTGAATGCTATGGGCGATTCTCAAAAAAATGATAATTTTAAAAAGGCACTTTGGGATACGATGGATAAAATTGATATGATTGCAAGATTTAAAGGTCTAAACACAAACACAGACACGATTGATTTTGGAAAACAAAAGATTTTTAACAAACTATTTGATTAAAACAAAACAGAATGGTAAGATATAAAACAAAAAAATACGACACAATTTACTATATGTGTAACACACACTATGAAAACAAAGATATTTGTGTACTTTACGATTCAACAGGCAATATACATCGTATTACTGAAAACAATAAAGATGTAACTAATAATTGGAAAAAATACACAAAACACTTGTCAACATTAGAGATATGGTAAAATTTAAACAAGAATCAAAAATATTTGATACTATATACGAAAACAGAGATATTACCATAGAGTACGATATTACAACATCAGAACTGGATCATTTTTCTGGAACAGGTACTTTTGATGGAGTAACTATTAATCGTATTTTTGAGGATAATATAGACATCACAGACAATTTTACAAAAGAAGATTTAGAATTTTTAAGAAATGAAATCCTTGAACACCGATAAATAAATAATATGGACTATAAACAAAAAGCAAAACAATTACAAAAAGATAAAAGAGCATTGTTAAGACAATTAAGAAGTCTGCAAAGAAACATAAGAGAGTATGATCAGACTATTTTAAATAGGATCATTGAAAATAAAAATCTTAAATTAGAAGAATATAAAGACAAAAATTTAAAAAGATGAGTAAATCAATAATAAAAACAATACATAAAGTAGATAAACCACCTTTTGGGGATGGCATATATACATACACAATAACAACAGGCGCACACTCAGAGGGGTTTGTATATGCACCTGTATCTTCTGTTGACAATCTAAAATTCAAAGTAGGAGATGAAGTAGAGTATGAGTACATACAACAAAAGAATGGTTACAAATACAAAGACATAAAAAAAGTATCTATGTATAGCAACTATACAAAACAAGAACAAACAGGGGCTAGACTAGACACAGGGAGAAGTATTTTACTACAGGTCGCTTTCAAAGAAGCATCACAAGCATATATTGCAGGTAAAATATCTCAAGATGAAGTGGAGACATTAACAAATAAATACTTTAATATAATAGATAAATAAAATGGAATTAACAGGAACAATATTACAAATAGGCACTACAAAAGAATACGGATCAAATGGCTTTAAGAAAAGAGATTTGATTTTATCTACAGATGAACAATATCCACAAAAGATACTCATAGAGTTTGTTCAAGATAAATGTCAAGTCTTAGACAAATACAAAAAAGATGATGGTGTAACAATCGGCATCAACATAAAAGGTAGAGAGTGGATAAACCAACACAACCAAAAAAAGTTCTTAAACTCTATACAGGGTTGGAAAATAGAAAAAGCAGAGCTGAAAAAAGAGTTACAATTAGCAGATCAAAACCAAGATAGAGAATTAGCACATCAAAACCAAAATAAACAAGATGACTTTCCATTCTAAAGGATATGATGAACAGTTTGGGAGTTACAAGATAGTTTCCAAAATAGAAACTCCAAAGTATTATGATGGTGCAAATGGTTATACTGCAAGAGAAGTAGTAGAGAACTTTGATTTAAACTATAATCTAGGAACTGCTTGTACCTATATACTAAGAGCAGGTAAAAAACACCCAAGTCCAGAAGGCGATATACAGAAAGCAATCAATCACTTAAAATTTGAACTAGAAAAATTATCTAGATAATGCTTATAAACTTTGAAGATCATTTAGATAAACTTGAACTAATAAGAACAGGCAAACTAAATGAAGCACCAAAGATAGGTATTGAAGAAATAGATAGTGTAATCAGGTTCAAAAGAAATCTTACTTGTTTTGCAGGACACGCAAACGTAGGAAAGACATCTGTCATCATTTATTTTATGTTACTCTTTGCAATGAAACATAAGATAAAATTCTTGGTATTCAGCTCTGAAAATGAACCTCATTCTTTGATTAGAAGATTGATAGAGTTCAAATCCCAGAAACCAATAAACAAACTTTCAAAAGAAGAACTAGACAAACATACAGAGTTTGTATATGAACACTTTAAATTTATAGATTGTGAACAAAATTATGATTATTTAGATTTATTATCTTTGTGTGAGGTGGTTATGCCACAGTATGACTTTGACTGTTTAATTATTGATCCTATAAACAGTTTGAGAAAGAATAAAGGAATGATGAAGTTTAGTAATGCTTTTGAATATTTGTATGAGTGTATGACAGACTTTAGAATATTTGTGAAAAAATACAACAAAGGTTTGTGGTTAGTGATGCACTCTGTAACAGAAGCATTTAGAAAAAGATACAATAACAATCACGAATACGCAGGACATCCCTTACCTTTAGCGATGTCTGATGTAGAGGGTGGTAATGTTTTTGGTAATAGAACAGATGATTTTTATACAATCCATAGGATGACACAACACGAATCAAGATGGATATATACAGAGCTTCATTGTAAGAAAATTAAAGATCACGATTTAGGATGTAAACCAACACCTTTCGATAGTCCACTTATTCTGGAAAGCATAAAGAACAATGTTGGATATAAATTGGGAGACAAAGACATACACAGACCAAACATCATAGAACAATTAAAAATGCCATTTTGAAAACACAAGTAGAGATAGCATACGAAAGACACGAAAAGTGGATGGAGATTACAAGAAGTTTTGGTGGTTTGAGAGAAACAGAAGTTGAGGATATAGTACAAGAATTATACCTATTGCTTATAAAAAATACACAAAAAGGAATAGATTTTAGTTATGGAGATTGCGATATTAATTACTATTACTGTTTTAGAATATTAAGAGGATTGTATGTTGACCTGTTACGAAAGAAAATGAAAGTAACTTACACGACTTTAGAAAATATACAAATAGAGGATGAAGGTACAGTAAATTATGATGAGGTGTATGGAAAGATACAACAAGCTTTAAAAGAAATATACTGGTACGATGCAAAGGTATATGATATTGTAAGTGGTGGAGAAAGCATAAGTGAACTATCAAGAAAAAGTCAAATAAGTTATTACTCACTTTATAATACTTTTAGAAACGTAAAAAAGAAACTCAAAGAACTAATATGAGACTGGGAGATAAATTAGAATATATAATAAACATCATCACATTTGGTAAAGGCAAAGACCTTGCACAATGGATCGCAAATAAATTAGGATATGAGGATTGTGGATGTGATAATAGAAAAAATTGGTTAAATGGAATCACAAGAACTAGAACAAAAACTAAACAAAGAAGAATATCAAAAGTGGACAAAATTCAAAGGAATTAAAAGCAGTCAAAT